ATGGGTTCGAATCCCATACGGGTCACCAAATTTCACTTATCCTTACCCTTTGAGGGTCACCATACATACGGAGGCTTAGCTCAGCTGGGAGAGCATCTGCCTTACAAGCAGAGGGTCGGGGGTTCGAACCCCTCAGCCTCCACCATAATCGTCATTATATTCTGTGAGATTATGGGCAATATAAGGTATCCAACATTGGGGTTTAGCCAAGCGGTAAGGCAACGGACTTTGACTCCGTCATCATAGGTTCGATTCCTATATCCCCAGCCAAGTGAGAGCCATTAGCTCAGCTGGTAGAGCACCTGACTTTTAATCAGGGTGTCGAAGGTTCGAATCCTTCATGGCTCACCATTTTTATTTGTATTGTGCGCGTGTGGCGGAATTGGCAGACGCACTAGACTTAGGATCTAGCGTTTATGACGTGGGGGTTCAAGTCCCTCCACGCGCACCACTTATTTGCGGACGTGGCTCAGCGGTAGAGCATCGCCTTGCCAAGGCGAGGGTCGCGGGTTCGATTCCCGTCGTCCGCTCCAATAGTTTTATATGCGCCCTTAGCTCAGCTGGATAGAGCGTTTGACTACGAATCAAAAGGCCGGGGATTCGAATTCCTCAGGGCGCACCATTTTTTTGGAAGCATTCTTAATTTTATATTGTCGGGACGTAGCTCAGCTTGGTAGAGCACCTGGTTTGGGACCAGGGGGTCGCATGTTCAAATCGTGTCGTCCCGATTTTACACCTTTGCGGGTGTAGTTCAATGGTAGAACTTCAGCCTTCCAAGCTGATAGCGTGGGTTCGATTCCCATCACCCGCTCCATATTTTATTTTTATAGTTTCGGGACGTAGCTCAGCTTGGTAGAGCACCTGGTTTGGGACCAGGGGGTCGCATGTTCAAATCGTGTCGTCCCGATACACTTACAGTTCATAGCTGACAAAAACTCTTACTTAGGTAAGAGTTTTTTGTTGTTTTATTAGAAAGAACCATTTATTAATCTTGTGTGTAGAATCTAACTTCCGGAGGAATTCCAATCCGCAAATAATAACTGTTCAGTGACTCATCCTGATCGGGAAGACTATTGGCAGATAGTAGCTTCAAGGCAAAAAGGTTGGCTTGACGTTCCAGCTTACCTGGTGAGAAGTAGGAACTCTCTTCCAGAAAAAAACGGTTGATGCCTTTGTGGAGGCGATCATGTCCTAATTCATGCGCACAAACAAATCGCTGCCACTCTAGAGGTAGCTCATTATGAATGACAATAAATCTTCTTCTTAATTTCCTGTAATATAAGCCCTTTGTGACTGCTCCCAGATTCATGAAACGAATGTGTATCCCGAGCGCTCTGGAAAGCTCAAATGGACAGTTGGTTTTATATTTTTTAAGCAAATTATTGATCAATTCATCCATTTTCTTCACCTGCAGCATGTTAGTGTAGTAGTAGTGTTATTTATTGGACTCTGGATCATTCTTCTGTTGTTTTCTTTTGTTCATTTGTTTGGCCTCCCAGAACAAACCAGTCAGCACATCCTTTATCCTCTGTTTGTCTTCCTGATCTAACGGTATCCCGTCAAACATTAGCTCTCCGTCATCCTCCAGCATCTTTCGAAAATCTCGCTTATCCTTGCTTGTAGCCCACTCTGGAACGACATTAACACTGGATGGGGCCTGTTGCGGTAAATAACCAGCGTGCTCCATAAGCTCCTCATAGGAGACCTCAATAGCTTGAGCAATTTTACGCAATGTATCAGGCTTAGGAACACCTCTCAGTCCATTTTCTATCCGTGAAATCTGTGAACCGCTAATTCCGGCTGCTGTTGCCAAATGGTTAATCGTCAGTCCCTTTGCCTCTCGCAGCTGTTTCAGATAATCCCCAAATTCTGCTTTCATCTTGACCGACTCCTTATCTGCTATTGGCTATTGCTATTAATATAAGCCATTTTTACCAAAAGGTAAATATGAAAAGAGCAGTATGATGCCAAAAGGCAAGATAAAATAGGGAAGTATGGCTTTTTTGGACTAAAACAGCCTCAAACGGCATTTTACGGAATTGGTAGATAAGTGGTATATTATAGAAAAATACGAACAATATACGAACAAGAAGAATTCTACCATATTTCTCTAGGGATTTCTGCTAATTTATTTTCTATCCATTAATCACAAAGGAGTGCATACATGATGAACTTGTTAACTTCAACTTTACCGGAACTGGATCGCCGTCAGACTCAAATTGCTATAGAAGGTCTGTTAGAGAAATACCGCATTTTTAAGACAGTTACATTTGAGGCAAAGGAGGCCGGAATCACTTACTCTTATACTGAGAGATTCCATGGTCCTACGAATACTGTTACTGATCAGACTGCCGCGCTTGCTGCGCATAATGTAGACGTGCCTGCTGCTAGGAGAGCTTTTTGTACGGCGATTGATTCTGTTGTGGAGAGACTTGAGACGAGGGAGCAGCAGTTGGTGCACGAAAGGTATATGAAACGGGATGAGACGTACGATTACACGATCTATAATCATGTGTTTGATCCGCCTGTCAGCAAGGACACTTATGTAAAGATACGCTCGAAGGCTTTTTATAAGATGGCATTGGCTTTAATGGATCTTGGACTGCTGTCTCTGAATTCACTAACAAAAGCAACTCCTAAAACGCAGACGGAACTGAAAGAACATGCAGAGAGAATCGGCAGCACAGTTTAAGTGGGTGGGTGAAATCAGAAGTATGAGATGGAAAATTGGATTTTAAAAACAACGATCCTGGCTGTATTGTCCTTAATGGATGATGCAGTTTTTTTTCGGCGAAAAAGCGCTCTAAGCCATCCCTAACTCATCCCAAACATCGCTGGAATACCGTCTCTAGGCGGAAGTTGAGGGGGTATGATTATAACATGGCAAATGAAGCAGAAGAACACCGCAGGAGCATGAATGCTCTACTAAACACTATCGCGGTGAAAGATTCTTCTAAGCAGTTGCCTAACCAAGAAGTGGATATTATCCCTAGTGGATCGTATCCATTTTTAATTCCTAGTTCAAAAAGGAGGATGAGTATTTATTAACATGTCCGCACAACAACAACTGCGGGATAACATCACAAATGCGCTTGAACGGTATTTTCCAGATATACCCGTTTACGTGAATGGAGAGAAACCGCAGGCAGCTTATTTTCAACCGGCAATGATCTCAGCAACCTTTGATCGGCAGCGTGAGGGCAGGTATCTGGCTGTTTACCACTTTGGTATCCGCTATGAGCAGGGCAGCCTGCTAAGAGGTGAGGAAATGGCTGATGAGCTTCGAGAAGCGCTGGCAGTGATTGAGAAGGAAGATGTTTCTGTGCGCAGTGTTCGGCATGCTTGGGAGGCTGGGACAGCCGAGCGGGGGCCGCTTTTTACGGTGGATTATATGCTTTATCTGCAAAGTGATCAGTCGGAAGCGGTGAAGATGGGCCAAATGACAGGAGGAGAACAACTGAAATGAGTACAAATGAGACAAGCAGTAACAGTAATTTATTTGGCAAAGGGCAGATTATGGAATCGACGATTTTTTTACCACAGGAAAAAGATGTGCTGAACGTTATTTTGCAAGATGAACAGAGCTATACGGTGGAAGATGCGAAAGAATTACTGGTACTTTTTTTAAATAAGGAGGTTATTTAATGGTTGGAGGAACATGGACAACGCAAAATAAGGTGCGCCCCGGAGTTTACGTAAATGTAGCAACGAATCAAAGTGCCATCGGTAAAATGGGGGAACGTGGAATCACGGCACTGGCGCTTACACTGCCTTGGGGGCAATCAGGAGTGATTGTTAAGCTAACACCGCAGGATGATGTGGCTAAGCTGCTAGGCTATGATCTGACCCATCCTACGCTGCTGTCGGTGCGTGAAGCACTGAAGCGGGCTGGAACGTTGCTGCTGTATCGTCTGAATGAGGGCGTAAAAGCGGCGGTGACTAATAACGGACTACAGATTACTGCAAAATACGGTGGCGCTCGCGGCAATGATATTTCTGTGGTCATTGAGAAAAACATCGAAAACAATGTGTTGTTTGATGTGAAAACGCTCCTTGATGGTATAGAGCAGGATAAGCAAACGGTGGGAGTTGCTGAAGCATTGCTACCCAATGATTATGTGCAATTTCAAGTGAACGGTACGACTGGCTTGTCGCTGACCGCAGGTTTGCCGCTAATAGGTGGAACGAACGGTACAGTGACTAATCAGGAGCATAGTGATTTCCTATCTGCGCTGGAGGTTCAGGACTTCCAAACGGTAGGTTTATTGTCTCAGGACAACTTACTTAAGGCGTTATATACCTCATTCGTGAAGCGCTTGCGTGATGTCGAAGGGAAAAAGGTACAAACAGTATTGTCGGACTACGCCACGGCTGACCATGAAGGGATAATCAGTGTCAAGAATGGTGTGGTACTGAGCGACGGTACAACCATCGATAAAACAGGCGCGGTTGCCTGGGTGGCTGGTGCTACTGCGGCTGCTGCGGTGAATGAATCGCTGACTTATCAAGCCTATGACGATGCGGTTGACGCTGATGTACGCTTTAGCTATTCCGAGACGACAGCAGCATTGTTAAACGGTGAGCTGCTCTTTACTTACAGCGGAGGCCGGGCTGTGGTGGAACAGGATATTAATACATTTACGGCTTATTCACCGGACAAGGGCAAAGCTTTCTCTAAGAATCGTGTGCTGCGTGTGTTGGACGGAATTGCGAATGATTTGAAGACTATTTTTGAAAGCTATTTTATCGGCAAGGTAGCAAATAATGAGGACGGCCGTGCGCTCTTCTGGTCGCAATGTGCGACTTACATGAATGAACTGCAAAATATCGGGGCCATTGAAGGTTTCAATTCGCAAACAGATATCGTCGTGGTGGCTGGTACGGATAGTGACAGCATTGTGCTGGAAGCTGCCGTGAAGCCAGTAGATTCGGTTGAAAAAGTATATATGAAAGTGAAGGTGGTTTAAGATGGCGTTCTTGAAAGCTAGCGATACCCTTTCCGGCCAGGAAGGCCGCGCTTATGCTGTAATTGGTACACAAACGGAAGAAATGTTCTACGTGAAGACGATGGAAGCGACTGTAGAGAAGCAAAAAGCGGAGGTGAAGACACTTGGCCGTCGGGGCGTTCAGCATAAAGCGACCGGGTGGTCGGGCAGCGGATCGATGACGATTTTCTATATGACCAGCCGTTTCCGCCAAATGATGCTGGATTATATGAATACGGGTGTCGATCAATATTTTGATATTGAAGTCACGAATGAAGACCCTTCATCCAGCGTTGGAGCGCAGCGGATTTTGCTAAAAGGTGTGAACTTGGATAGCGTTATTATGGCTTCGCTCGATACCGAGTCGGATGCGTTGGAAGAAGAAGTGAGCTTTACCTTTGAGGATGTGGAGATTGCACAGGCCTTCGGGACAGCGGCAGGAACTGGTCTGTAAGCTGTTAAGGATATCTATCGAGATGTGAAAGAACCAATATAGATGTGAGCAAGAACGGCCCGGGTGTGAGGTTGGCAGCGGGCCTCTTCTCTGTCTATAATTAAATCAATTTCAGGAGGATAACAATGAGTGAATTAAGTTTGTTTTTTGCACAGAATGTGGCTTGTGATACAACGGAAGAATTTGTGGTCTCCCAACGATTTAAAGATAAGGAAGGGGCCGCCGTTGCTTGGAAGCTGCGCAGTATGACCGAGGATGAGAATCAGGAATGCCGTAAAGCTGCTACTCGTAAGGTGAAGGGGAAGAATGGAGCTTACACTCCTGAAATTGATCCCAATGATTATATGGCCAAGCTGATGACATCCAGTGTCATGCATCCCGATCTGAAAAATGCGGAGCTGCAGCGCTCTTACAGTGTCCTTGGTGCTGAAGCACTGCTGCGCAAAATGCTGCTGCCCGGTGAGTTCGCGGCACTTGGGGAGCGGGTACAGGCCCTGAATGGCTTTGGTACTGATATGAATGAGCTGGTAGATGAAGTAAAAAACTAATTAACGGAGGCGACAGTGAAGCCAACCTGGCTTACTACGCTCTCCACGAGCTGCATATTTTACCGCATGAGCTGATGAAGCTGTCTACACGTGAACGAGCTGCTATTTATGCGATGATCGCTGTTCGGGTGGATGAGGAGAAGCGTCAGCAGGCAAGGAGTAAGGGGAAGAAAAGATAATGAGGGAGGTGAATGAATGGCAGGTATACAGACTAATATGGCTGGAATACAGCAGGTCTCAAACCAATGGCTTACTGACATTACGAACCAGATTACTAATCAGGTTTCTGCGAATATATCGAATTCCTTTTCCGCGACGCTGAACCGAATTAGTATGAAAGTAGTCAATAAACCGGTATATAACATTATTAATGATTACAGTTCTGCTTATACCAGGATAGAAGCTTCTATTGGAGGGGCTGTCGAAGCTCAAAAAAGGCTGAATTCAGCGGCGGGCACCGGAGTCGGAGAGGCTCAAAAACAAGTGAGTGTGTGGGAAAAGCTTACAGGAGCTTTTGATAAAGCTAAAGGTGTTGCGGAAAAAGTTAAAGGTGTAATGGAGAAGGTTCTTGAGCCAGCCGCGGAACAGCAAAAATGGGGGGATCTGTTCAAGGCCAAAACTGGCGATTCTGCTGTCGGCCTGGCCATGTTTGATAAATTTAAAGAAAGAGCGCTTGAGACCGGACAGGATGTAAGCAAGTCGATGGAGAGTGCCTTATCCTTTTACCCCAAAACTCAAAATACTGATCAATTGGACAAGTTAATGGACTATTCCACAAAAATGAGTATGTTATCTCCGGAAGGCAAGGACATCGGGGACACCTCATCGGCGATTAGCTCCGCTTTTGAGGGGGATTCCGGTGAGCTGGCTTCTATGTTGCAGGTCGATGAAGAAGATCTGGGTGGGCTGGATCTGGTAGCCAAGACGGGGAATATGGAAGCGTTCCTGAGCACCTTGGGCGATATCATGAGTACAGCGGGAATGACTAGCGATGCGCTGCAGATAATGATGGATTCTCCTGTGAACCAATGGCAGACGCTGATGGGTAATTACAATAACTCATTGGCTTCTATGGGACAGGGGGCTTTGCAAGCTTTTGCTCCACTACTAAGTATTCTAAACGAAGCTTTTTCGGATGGAACCTTTCAACCGATCATCGATGGTATGGCAATCGGGTTGGCCCTGTTGGCGCAAGGTTTCTCAGCAGTTGTGCAGGGTGCGCTATTCCTTTGGAGTGTGCTTAGTACTACATTACCATTTGTATTACCAATCATTCTGGGGATTGTTGCGGGTGTATTAGCGTACCAAATAGCAATGGGAGTAGCCGCAATTGCGACTAATATGGCTGCAATTGCCACAGGTATTGCAACTGTAGCACAAGGCATTTACAACGCTGTGATGAATGCTAATCCTATTGCGCTTGTAATTGGGCTAATTATTGCGCTGATTGTTGCTTTCTTGGGAATTGTTGCGGCTCTTCAACCGGTGAGGGATTTTCTGGCTAATCTGTTCCGGTCAATAGGGCAAATTGTAGCTGATTTTGTTGGATTTGTGATTGATATGTGGGCAGGATTTATCAATGGTGTTATTGACGCTGCCAACTTTCTTATTGGTGGTATTAATAAAGTGGTTGGGGCTGTTGGGAAGTTCATCGGGATTGATACGGCGATTAATATACAGCTTGAGCATGTGGATAGCAGTGAGTTCAAGCAGGATATTCAGGCCAATATCGAGGGGACTTTCAATGCAGCAGCGGATAATACCCAAGATTTCAATATGGATAAACTCAAAAAGAGTTTGAATATTGGGGGCAATAGTTCAAATAATGAAAGCACTACCAACCAATGGAATTCAACCCATCCTGGGGACACCTCCATCGTTCCGAAGGCGCCAATTCCCAAAAGCGTACCAGTCCCTAGCATACTGGATGGTATGAAGAATTTCACGGGTAATTCGGGTCTGCCGGCAGCAACTCCGACAAATATTAACAACGTAAAGAGTGTGAACGAATTAGGCTCCATCAACGACACCGTAGACATCTCCAGCGATGACCTGAAAATGCTGCGTGAGCTGGCGGAGATTCAGTCCATTCAGAATTTTGTCGAGCTTACGCCGACGGTGCAGGTGACGACTGGCAATATCAACAATGCTGGAGACATCGACGCCATTATTAATAAGATCGGGCAAAAGCTGAATGAGGAATTTGTCTCTACAGCTCAGGGGGTGTATACGTAACGTGGAGGAGTATGGTATTTTTCTTAGCTTTAACAATCAAGAGGATCTGTTCAGGCTGCCCATCAACCCGGAAACGCTGGAGATCAAGGAGTCAGGGGATGGCAAAAGCTACACCATTATTGATTTGGGTGAAATTAATGCGATTGCTTATCCGAAGCTGACGGAGATTAGCATCGAAAGTGTTTTTCCGGCGCAAAGGTATCCCTTCGTGCTTGTGCCGGATGCGGAACTGCGGAAGCCTTTCGATTACGTGGAGCTGATTAAGAAGTGGATGGTGAGCCGCAGGCCGATCCGGTTTGTTTTTTCCGGAGTAAAGATCCCGGAAATGGAAAAGGATGAGCAAAAGAATAAGGTACAGAATTGGCTTGAGGAATCCAAGCGTAGTGAGAAACAGTCCTTTACGAATGATTTTGCGATTAATATGGCTGTCAGTATCGAAGGTTTCACCTGGAAGCTTAGCGCAGGGACGTCGGGTGATATTGAATACACGCTATCCCTCAAGAAGTACGTATTCTATCAGGCAGTCGCTGTTAAAGTCGTCAATGGTGAAGCAAAGGCGGAGCAGAAAAGAGCCAGTGAAAAAAAAGCTCCGGCTACCTACACCCTGAAGGCTGGGGACAGTCTGTGGAGCATTGCCCAAAAGATTTTTGGCGATGGCAGTAAGTATAAGGCCATACAGAAGCTGAATGGCATTCCTGATAGTGAGCTGAAGAAGCTTCCGGTCGGCAAAGTCATTAAGCTGCCGTAGGAGGGGAAGACATGGAGCTGCTTGTAAAGAACAAGGAGGGCAGGATCTGGGATATCTCTGGCATTGTGACGGATATCTCGCTTAAGACTGCACGTACTGGTAAGCCGGCTACACTGGAGCTGACGTTAGTGGACAGCGGAGTGTACCAGCACCCGAAGTTCGGCATTAATAACGGCGATATTGTCCAGTTTAGTAAAGATGGCATGGATGTATTTTATGGCTTTGTCTTTAGCTTGGATACGGGTTCGGATGAACAAATCAAGCTGACAGCGTATGACCAGATTCGTTATTTGCTGGGCAACGGGAGTTATGTATTGCAAGATGTGACTGCGAGTGAAGTCATTGAGAAAATCGCGAAGGATTACGGACTGAAGACCGGTCTGTTGGACCAGACGGAATATCGTATCCCTTCGCTGATCGAAGATGATAAAAAGCTGCTCGATATTATCATGGGAGCCATTGGCAGTGAACTCCAGTACAAGGGGATGCTAATGGCTTTTTACGATGACTTTGGCAAACTGACACTACATCAACCGGATGCGATGCTGCTGAATCTGGTACTGGGAGCGGGACACTATCTATACGACTACTCGCTAAAAAGAAGCATTGATGACGATACGTACAACACGATCTTCCTGTATAAGGACAATGAAGAGAATGGGCAACGTGAATTTTTCCCGGTTAGTGATAAGGAGAATGTGAAACGTTGGGGAATTCTGCATCTGTATCAAAAAGCGGATGACAAGGCTAACGATGCACAGATCCGCGAGAAAGCGAACAATCTGTTAAAGCTGCATAATCGGGAAAAGTTAAGTCTCTCTGTGCAGGCAATTGGCGATATGCGGGTAAGGGCAGGCAACTTCATTTATGTATTGGTTGCTGACTTTGAGACCCAGCTGTTCCTGGTGGACCAATGTACACATAAGATTTCTGGAGGGGAGCATACCATGTCCCTCGATATAAAGGTGGTGTAGCAATTGATGTTGGATATTATTAAAAAAGCGAGCCTCGGAGCCGTCGGCAGTACGAATCCGGTGGCTTTTTCCTATGGAACGGTAACATCAGCAGTTCCGCTGCAAATTCAGATCGATCAACGTTTCATTTTGTCAGGACCAGCGCTTGTTCTCCCCGAAACCGTAATGGAAAGCAAGCTTGAGCTGGATGGCAAAGAGATAGTGCTGCGACGGGGATTAGAGTCTGGAGACCGAGTGCTGTTAGTTCGTATGCAGGGCGGACAGAGCTATCTCGTACTCGATCGGTTGGTGAGCCTATGATACCGGCGATAGGAGCGGCAGGACCGATAACAACGCTGTTGGCAGGAGATTCGACGCTGGAGAGTGCAGAGGTTCCGAGTCTTACGTACAGGATGGATTGGGACGGGAAAAGAATTCTGAGCCATGTGGATGCACTTAAAGCGGTTGAGCAAGCAGCGGTGAAGATTTTGCGAACCGATCGTTACGAGCATTTGATCTACAGCACAAATTATGGAACAGAGTGGAGTCTGGTGCTTGGAAAAGACCGATTGCTGGCAAGATCCGAAATCAGGCGCATCGTTAGCGAAGCTTTGCTGCAGGATGAACGAATAACCGCACTCGAAGCGCTGGATGTTGCCTTTATCGGTGACACTCTGAGTATCTATTGTAATGTCATTACACGTTATGGAAATTTCCAGTTGAGAAAGGAGTTGAAGGAAAGTGTATGAGGATCAGACGTTTGAGGTCCTGCTGGAACGGATGCTGGACAGGGTTCCGGAAGGAATGGACAAGCGCGAAGGCAGCATTCTTTATGATGCATTATCTCCGGCAGCGGCTGAGATGGCTCAGATGTATATAGAGCTTGATGTGAACAATAATCTGAATTTTGCGGATACGGCTACCGGTGAGTATTTGGAACGTTGTATTGCTTGGTCAGGAATTCAGCGGCGTCCGGCAAGTAAGGCGCAATTGCGGGGGTTATTTTATAACAGTAGCGGAGAGTTGTTGGATGTTCCACTGGGCAGCCGCTTTTCCCTGGAATTGTTGAATTATAAGGCTGTGGAGAAGCTTTCCCCAGGCACCTATCGTTTAGAGAGTGAAACTGCCGGTGTGGATGGCAATCGTTATTTTGGTGCGCTGCTGCCGGTAGATTATATTCCCGAGCTTGCGCGTGGAGAAATAGCAGCATTGCTAATCCCTGGTGATGATGTTGAGGATGATGAAGCGCTGCGTCAGCGCTATTTCGATTCGGCTAGACGCCCAGCGACCAGCGGCAATAAATATCATTATATGGAGTGGGCGCTGAAGATTGTGGGTGTGGGCGGAGCACGTGTTTTTCCACTGTGGAACGGTCCCAAAACGGTAAAAGTTATTATTGTAGATAGTGAAATTCTACCTGCTTCCGAGCTGCTAGTGTCCAAGGTTCAACAGTATATCGACCCACTACCTGGTCAAGGCGAAGGGCAAGCTCCGGTTGGTGCAGTGGTGACTGTAGCTCCGGCAGCAGGGAAAAATATCAGTGTCAGTGCTAAGGTCACACTTGCTCCGGGTTATGTACTGCAAACGGTCAATGATCAATTCAAGGGAATTCTGGAGAATTACCGCAAGCAGAAAGCTTTTGCGGCTACTTATGTTAGCCAGTCCGTAATCGGTGCTTTGTTGCTCTCTACGGAGGGTGTTGTTGACTATACAGAGTTGAGATTAAATGGTGGGGCTGGAAACGTGCTGCTAAATGAGGCTGAAGTGCTGATGTTCGGCATTGTTGCACTGGAGGTGTAATGAGTGAGCGATGGTAATTTTTTATACAGCTCCGTAGGGTACCCAGCGAACATGGACAATGCCGACCAGAACGCTGCTGAGGCACAGGATCTTATGCAATATCTGCCGGACTATTACCAAGGTGTTCAGGAAATGGAGGAGCTGCAGGCAATACTCGGTATTGAGATCGGTGGTCTAAAAATAGGATCAATAGATGTATTGAATCAGGCCTTTGTCGAAACGGCTACTTGGAGTCTTGGACGCTGGGAACTGGAGCTTGGATTAACTAGCGATCCCTCAAAGTCGCAGACTAGCCGCCAGGAGATGATTAAAGCGAAGCTGCGGGGGAGCGGGACGACAACGCCGGAGATGATCCGGCGGACCGCGTCGGCTTTTTCCGGAGGGGATGTAGAGGTTGTCGAAGTGCCGGCGGAGTATCGCTTTGAGATACGTTTTGTCGGAACCCTGGGCATCCCGCTGAACATGGCGGGGTTAATTCAGATCATTGAAGAGATCAAACCGGCGCATTTAGCTTATGAGTTTGTGTACAGCTATACCTGGTGGGCCACGCTCCGATCGATGAATTGGAATGTTGCTCGTGCAAAGACATGGAATGAATTAAGAACTTATAGTTAGGAGGGTGAGATCATGCAAACCACAGGAAACTTAGGACTGAAGAAGCCAGAGGGTACAGATATTGTTGATATTACAGATCTAAACGGGAATATGGATATTTTGGATAACACCGTGAATGGAAAGGTAGATAAAATCTCAGGTAAACAGTTGTCCACCAACGACTACACTGCAGCTGAGAAAACAAAGCTAACGGGGATTGCTGCGGGTGCGAATAATTACACACACCCCAATCACACGGGGGACGTAACCAGCACTGGAGATGGCGTAACAGCCATTACCCCCGGGGTTATTGTGGACGCTGATGTGAATGCTACAGCGGGGATTGCTGCAACCAAGATTGGGACAGGTGTGGTATCCAACACTGAATTTGGTTATTTGGATGGTGTGACTAGTGGGATTCAGGCGCAGCTCGCTGCACGGCCATTGTTGACGACTACGCCGCAGCAGACAACGGCGGCACTTACGTACTATGTAAGGACGGATGGGAATGATAGTAATACGGGGTTGGTGAATACGGCGGGTGGGGCGTTTAAGACGATAGCTAAGGCTGTTTCTATGATTCCACAGATTGTCAATCATGACGTAGCAATCACAACGGCGGCGGGTACGTATACGGATGAAATAGTTCTTGGTGGGTATTCGGGTAGTGGTCAAATTGTAATTTCTGGCGCTGCTTCCGTGTCTGCTTCTATCAACTATAAAGTAAAAAATGTATTCGCTACAAGAAACTCAATTCGTATCAACATTAACGGTTTTGAGTTCACGGATGCTCCAGCAATCCGAAATAACTCCTGCGTCTATGTAATGGAGAATCCAGGATTTTTTGAAGTCGCAATATCGCGGTCTGTCTTCGTGAATACCGCTAAAAACGGGGTTAGTATTTCAGGAAGTGCCACGGTTAACGTGTATAACTGTGAAATAAGTAATAAGCAATATGCCGTATTTGCCTCCTACAAGGGAAGTGTTGCAGTGCAAGAAACAATAGGAACTGGGAACACCTACCGATTCCGTACAGTGGCAGGTGGTCGCATTGATTATTTCAATTGCGCAATAGCAGGACTTGACGCCGTTTCAGATGCTGGAATAATCATGGGTGCTCCGGGCATTGTTAACCCATGGGGAGACAATACTTTAAGCATGCGCCCAGCGATGAGAGCATACGCTCATGGTACAACTAGTCAAGCATTATCAGCAGCCGTGTGGACAAAGGCGCAGTTTCCACAAGAAAACGTAGATAACCTTTCTAATTATGACCCGTCTTTGCATAGATTTACCGTGTCGCAAGAAGGAATTTACCAAATTAATTCGGTTGTGACTTTTCTCAATCCATCAGCTGGCGCTGCTTGTGAGTTATATCTATACGTTAATGGTGCTGGTTATCGACGTTTGGGATACGCTCCAGCACAAGCGGGTACTAGCATGTGCGTTACGGGATCGGCGTCCGAACTTTTACACAAAAACGATACCGTAGAGATTTATGTATGTTGTGGGAGTGCTTGTAATCTATCTTTGGCAACAGATAGCAATTTCGAGATTGTCAGAGTAGCATAGGAGGAAAATAAGGATGAATATAGCACAAACAATCATGTATCTAAACCCGACAGCCAATCCTATGACTGATTTCGTAGTACAAGATGATTCGGACGGCGAGGGCCCGTATATCGCTGCATGGAATCTACCGGATCCCCAACCTACCGAAGCGGAACTGCAATCAGCTTGGGAAGCCTACCAAGAAGCCGAAGCCAACAAGCCTCCGCAACTGACAGAAATTGAACAAGTCCGTGAAGAGCTAGCACAGACGCAGCTTGCACTTACTGACAACTATGAGCAATTGTTGGCCACTCAAGATGAAGCCACGAGCGCGCAGTTGGCTTTAGCGGAGATGTACGAATTGGTTCTTGTACTGGCTGGAGGTGAGAAGTAATGCCAAAAATTTATGCGAGCTTGATCCGTAAGGGGCTTAAGACGTTGGAAGAGGTTCCTACTGTAATCCGCGAGGAAGTTAGGTTGTTATTGGATGATGTTCAAAACTAGCAACGCCTATAGAGAAGGCGTTTTTATTTTGCCCTCGGGATTTCCCGAGGGCTATTTTTGTCCTAAAGAAGGGGGGAGCGATATGGATGAAAAAGGTCAAATCGTAATAGCTGTATCTGCCGCAGTAGGGGCTGCTGTGTGGTACCTATTTGGAGGATGGACCATTATGCTGCAGGCATTGCTTATATTAGTATTCGTGGATTGGGTAACAGGTTGGGCGGCTGCATGGATACACGGGGAATTGCGTAGCATGAAAGGATTCATTGGAGTAGCGAAGAAGATATCTATTTTTATTTTTGTTACAGTTGCTCATATTATTGATGCTGTGCTTGGAGATATGCACTATTTGCGTGATACAGTAGTGTTTTTTTATTTAGCAAACGAACTGCTCAGTATCATTGAGAACGCCGGGAAAATGGGGGTGCCGATGCCTCCGATTTTTAAAGATGCAGTGGCTTTACTTGAGAGTAAATCGGGTACCAAGCAGGAGAACGGAGGCAATAATGATGTTAACGATGAACCAGGTGAAAAATAA